ACGAAATACCAGCGGCTTATAAGGATATCGACCAGGTGATGGAAGATGCAAAGGATTTGGTGAAGGTCAAACACACATTACACCAAATATTGAACGTAAAGGGGGATTAGTATGACAACCCCACAGCATGACTCGGATGGGCTTGATAAAGTGCTCGCTTTACCAATGGCTGAATATATAGGTATTAGCAACATTGTATTTACCGATTTTCATGGTCAAGAAAAAGGTGAAGATAAGCAATTCGACAGTTATTTTGATAGACAACAAAAAGCTTATAGAAAACTTAAATCCGCCCTAACCCGCCATATCAAGCGGGAGGTGATTCGGGGGAAAATCGAGATATTAGACAAACTTGATTATAACAAGCAAATGTTTGGTGATTGGCAACAAGTAATTGAAAATGAGCGTGCCCAGCTCGAAGCAGAGCTTGAGGGGATAGGATGAGTGGCTTAAACTCTATACTGAAAAAACTTACTAAAAACGGGTACGGTAAAATTACCTTTACTAATGATGTTGGCCATAACCAGTGGTGGTGTACTAATGCAATAACGCACCAATTTGAAATTGGAAAAACGCCAGAGGAAGCTGCCCAAAAGTTATTGGAGGCGCAAGATGACTAAGAACAAACCGAGTCGTTTGCAGGGGGAGCTAGATGAGATATTAGAAGGTCAATATAGATGGATGATAGAAACTGTGAATAATGCTATAAAATACTCAGACGATGGTTTAAAACGACCAATACTTGGCACGGGCACGGCACCGTTACTGACACCTTCTGAAGCTAAATCCGCCCTCACCCGCTACATCAAACGGGAGTTGATTCGAGGGAGGATTGAGGAAATAAAGACACTATTTTACATATGGGGAACAAAAAACCTAACCGAACGGGAGTTGACTGTGCCGGAAAAGTTGGCCAGAAAGCGTATGGTTCAGCTCGAGGCAGAGCTTGAAGAATTGGAGACACAATAATGAAAAAGCTACCAATTGACCTTTCATATATCAAGAGATGTGGCTATTGCAATGGTGAAAACCGTTACATTATGCGGGCACCAAATGTAAACACTGGCGTTACAGACGATGACGCAAACAGGATGGCAATACAACACGTAGGAAGTACCGAAGGTGGCTTTTGTGAGTCCTGCAAGATGATTACTCAGATGACAGTTGTTGCGTATGATTTTGGAAAGAGGAAAGGTCCTAGCCATGCCCACATAACTCGCGAATGGAAACAACATGGCTGCGCCCTCACCTTTGGTAACCGCCAGGCAATGCGGGAACATTGGAAGGAATATCATGCCACAAAATGAGTACAAGATAACACTTAAGGGCATACTCCCGTCACTTTTCAATAACACTGTTACAGCAGTAGAGGTGTACGAGGCGAATAGTGGCCATGAGGCCATGGAAAAGGCCCGTAAAGATCTCAAGCACGAGTGCCTTGTAAACGGTCTAGACCCTGAAATAGATAGATTTAGGATAGAGATAATAGATGTGGAGAAATTATGACATTGACAACAGACCGAGCTGGCAATGATGCCCCAAGTAGTGGAGAGGGAGAGCTATCAGAAATTGTTTGGAGCATTTACAAAGAGGGCTTGGAAGCTGGATTCAATGAAGCTCACAACAAAACTAGTAAAGATGCCGGACAAGTAAAACAGCAAGCGTTGGCTAAGTTGGAATCCTGGCACGCTCAACAAGTAGAAGCAGCGGGAAAGGCTAAAGACAGCGCTTACTGGGAGCGAAATCAGCTCGTTGCCGCGCTCAGTAAGATTTTTCCAGCGTGGCTTGGATATCACGAAGGCCTTTGGGAAGACTGCTGGCGCACCATTGTTTACGTAATAATTCCAGTTCATCACGAGGTGAGCATTGGTGGCATGGGTGTGAGAGATGTTGGCAGCCATGCGCAACTTAGCTGGCACATTCACGATGACGACAAAAAGTACTTTCATCATCTTGACCTAGGTTTGGAAACATGGGACGGGCATACTACTGAAGAAAAATACAAGAGGTTGGCACAGCTGGCCACCCAGCAACGGAAGGGAGAGAAGTAATGTACGTAGCAAGTTTAGAGCTTTGCAAGGAGCTGTATGAGCTGAGTGGGTGGGATGATATAGAGTTCCAGTGGTCAAGTATCGACGGTAAGCATTGGGAAGCTGCCGTTTCGGTACTGTTTGCCGGAGCAACAGAGGTTGCTTATGACCTCGGCTATCTGCTGCGGAAGTTGCCACCAGTCATCCAAGAGGATGGTATTTTTAGGAGCTTGTAGATCAACTGTAACGGTGATGGTACATTTCACTTGGCTTACGTCGAACCGTATGACAAAGAGTTTAAGGGCAGCCACATTACCAATGGTAACACTTTGGAAGACGCCCTCTGTAAACTCACCATCGGGCTATTCAAAGACGGCACCCCTGAACAACTCAAAATGAACCTGGAAATCACAGACGACCTCTTAAAGGAATGCGAAAAACTACTTAACCACAACGCCAAGGTCTACAAGGAGTATCTGGCTGCCCTTACCCCTAAGACTACTAAGGAGGATGATCAATAAAATTGCACTCAATCCTTGACATAATGCACCCACTTTGCTAAGCTATAGGTAGTTCAAACGAAGGTAAAAGTTATACAACGCCTTGGCCGCTGAACGACTGCATTACTAGATTCATATCTAGAAAGAAACCGCCGGTAAAGAATGACAGATTGGTAGAGATGCCTAAGGCCTGTCACTAGCACTTTCTAGATATGAACCAAACATTAACAGGTTGGCTAGCACTTGTCGCTCTTAGCGGACCCCACCCCCTCTGAGGGCGGCACGAGCTGGCCAACATATCTAAGCCTATCGAGGAGGTGTAAGATGAGCAAATTAACAACCCGTGTCTTTAGGACTCTAGAAGAAGCAGATGTCTTCGTTGACCGTCAGATCGCCCGCCGTAAGCGCGTTAGCTTACTTCGGGACCTGGAACATGTTACTGTGTACGTCGCTTAAGTTTGAGAGCCTTTAAGTGACACTTGTGGAGTACGATGATCGCAACAAACAGAGTTAACAACGTGCGCATACCAGTGGATCTCATCGAAGAGGTCCGCTGTTTGCCACTCAAACAACAGGTTCTTACTAAACGGATACATTACATAATTAGGTTAGGGATACGATACCATGCGATTCTGGAGCTGGCAGCACAAAAGAACGAGGAAGAGGTACACTCATGACCTGTTTTGCCTGTGCCGAAAATGCAATCCTTCCGTGCGTAAATGGATTAGGGGGTTACAGTAATGGACTACTATGAACAAGACGCATATGAGCCGGATGAGCCACGTACAGCGGTGCATAACAAGCCATTGCTACGGGGAGTGAAAAGACAAACATTGAAGGACTTCATACAGTTTCTAAAGAACAGTGGTTCTAGTAAGATAGAAGGGGATCTAACGATGACTCTAACTAGTATGTCGTTTAGTGATCTGGAGGAGATGGTGGAGACGTTCTTACACGAGAAGTGAGAAGGTGAGTTCTTTAACAATGTAGACCGTAGTTGAGCTGGGAGTAAGAGCATGGGGTACCGGGCCACCCACAACCAGCTTGCTCTCAGCTCCATACGGTCTAAATGGTGGATGAATATTGATACCAAGACGGTGCCAGCCAAGCGTACGCACCCGTGAGTTAGATTCTCTCCATGGATGGGGAAAGCTTGGTATCAATACCAAATGCTAGTAATACAAAGTGGCGTAGGCTTAGAAGCAGCCATCGCTTAATCAACGCGTAACAGCGATCACCTTTACTAGCACCACACCTACCGGTAAGTGGCGGAATAGGTAGACGTAGTAGTTTTGTCAGCCAAACAAGAGGCAAATTACGTAGAGGTAGACGGACTGACAACGCCAAGACCTACATGCGGAGTGACTATACGAGTAACAAATTGATAGCCATAAATAAAACGGAGACAATGGCTGGCGCTCCATCTCGTCAAATCTCTGCCTTACCAGTAGGTGTGGCCGCATAAGAGAACCTTGAGCACTCCACCGTTGAAATAATACGGGCCTGCCAAGAGGAGAGCTCCAGGATTATGCCCGCATAATCCTGGAAGATTGCCTGAGTGGTTTATAGGGCTTCACTGCTAACGAAGTATACGAAAGTATCATAAGTTCGGATTCTATATCTTCCGCCACCGAATAACTAGACCTTGGTTTGTGCTGGGTTTAGGCGGTGGCAACTGTATAAATACAGAGTAATTTTATACAGTTGTAGGCTAGTACTGTATAAATAATATAATGTTGTTGCGTTGCAGCACTCCACTCGGTTCTTAATGAATCCTGTGGAGTTTTTTACTTCCATCTTGCTGTATCTATTACAGACTGTTCCGACAGCTGCATATATAGTGGTAATATGTATAGAAAGCGGAAAAGATATGTACCCCCCTTCCCTACAATTCCTCAAGCGTAATAGGGAGTTATTGCGGCTTGAGCATCCTTTGTTTTGGGAATATGGACTCGTGTTGTAGACGTAATGACGGTCTTGTAGAGTTTTTGGTTGTATGGTACTGTTCATTTGAGTAACCATTACTAGTCCTGATGTCTACTCATTAACTAAATTTGTAGGGGTCGGGTTGACTTCCCAGATTAGTTGTCGTATTATACTTACGACTAGTAATGCTTGAAACCCCTCGCAAGAAGGGGTTTTCTTTTATGGCAACATATTTCCGACCTGGAACGTACGCGTTAGTACCAAATAAGCATTTATTACCGGAAATGAAGGGCGCTCCATTATCCGTGTACATTACACTGTGTTCTCATGCGGACACGGAAGGTATTTGCTTTCCAGGTATCAAACGTATTATGGCGATGAGTGGTTACAACAAAGATTCGGTATTCACAGCGTTGAAAAAGCTTATTGAACTGGGGGTCATAGAACGCACGAAACGTAAATCTAATCTTGGAAATAACGATACAAACCTATACCGTATACTAATAGTAGACGATGTCAAGGGTAGTCCGGTGGAGCAGACTACCTACTCTAAAAAACCGGACTACCCTGGTACGGTGGAGCAGACTAGGGTGGTACGGTACACCGGACCCGAACTAACCCATGAACTAACCCATGTAAGAAAGGATGACATTGAAAAAACAGAAAGCTCAAAACGCATAGATCATCGCGGTGAATATAGCCCTACTGCAGAACGTATGCGTTCAGCTAGACAGAAAGGATTAAAACCATGGGAGGTACTAACAACATGAAGAAGTACAAAATTTATAAAGTGCCTGTGATTAAGAAAAGGGAATTTATAAAAATAAAATATTAGAGAATGGTAGACTTTTATTTTTTTTAGTGTTATAAAAGTCGTATGGCACATGCAGGTGGTAGACCACTAAAGTTTCAGTCCGTTGAAGAACTCGAGAAGAAGATCGATGAGTTTTTTGCATCTGGTAAACCACCTCTTATAACATCTTTAGCACTGTGGCTTGACACTGATCGAAAGGTACTTATTGATTATCAGGACCGGCCAGAGTTTTGTAACACCATAAAAAAGGCAAAATTGCGATGTGAGGAATATGTTGAGGAAACTTTGATGACTACTCGCAATGCAACAGGGGCGATCTTCAACTTAAAGAACAATTATGGTTGGGTTGATAAGACTGAGCAAGACATTACCAGCAAAGGCGAACAGATAAACCAACCTGTTAGTGAGACGCTTATGACACAGTTTTTGCAGAACGTGCAGGATAATACGAAACGCTAGTGGGTCTTAAAGAAGACCTAGAAGCTGCTAACACCGTAGCCTGGATCATAGGCCAAGGCTTCGTAACAGAGAACCGTAAACCGTTTGAGTTCTACGATCACCGTTTTCTGCTCACTTATCTCGCAGATAACCACCGGCACAAGGTAAGCAAGAAGTCTAGTCAGATCGGTGAGACAGTTGGTGAGCTCTTTGACGACTTCCATTTGGCGATACATCGGAAGATGAATGTGATTCATACGCTTCACACCTCAGATGTGCTCAAAGGCTTCGTGACACCTAAGGTCAACCCTATAATTCAACACAATCCCGCTATTTCAAAACACATGAGCAAGGATAGCGAAGGACTCAAACAGTTTAGAGATAACTTCGTATACTTCCGCGGTGCAAGCTCAGAGTCACAGGCCATTAGCATCTCAGCAGACGTGCTCAAAATTGATGAAAAGGACAGATCAGATCTTCGGGTGGTTGAGATGTTCCAGTCTCGTTTAGACTTTAGCCAGTACAAATGGATTAGAGAGTTTTCTAACCCTTCTGCTGTTGGTTACGGTGTGGACGAGACCTATAACAGGTCTGATCAGCGTCATTGGTTTGTTGAGTGCCACCATTGTGGCCATTGGGCATGGGTGGATTTTGAACAGTCAAGTGACGACAATCACTACATTAATCAATTACAAGAAATATTTGCTTGTGGCAAGTGTCACCGTGAGCTATCTGACGCTGATCGTTGTAACGGTGAATGGGTTGCCAAGTGGCCTTCTCGTAGCGACAAGATCCATGGCTATTGGTTCTCTCAGATGATGGCACCGTGGTTTACAGCTGCTGAGATCATGGATAAGTTCAGAACGACGAGCACTGAGTACTTCCACAACTTCGTGTTAGGTAAGGCTTGGACACAAGCCGATCTGCTTATTGACCGCGACACGATTACCAAAGCATTACGACCTGGTAAGCCAATCCAACGACACATTGTTATGGGTAGCGACATCGGTGTTCCACACTGGTATTGGTTAGGTACGCCAGATGGTGTGTTTAAGTGGGGTCGAGCGAAAGACTGGGAAGAGCTTGAGTATCTGTTTAACTTCTACCAGTGTGAAGCATGGGTTATGGATTCAATGCCAGAGTTCACTCAGGTGCAGAAGATGATCAAGAAGTACTCAGGTCGTGCATTCGCCTGCCAGTTCAATAAGGATCGTGCAGCTGCAGGTATCATTCGGTGGCAAGAGGGCGATAAACGTGGCTTTGTGTATGTTGACCGTACAAAGGCCATAGACCGCGTGGTGAATGAGCTCAGTAGTGGGAACATACCCATCTATGGCAACGTGTCTGACGTTGAGGAGTTCATTACGCACGCGGCGAACATGTACCGCTCAGTTGAGACAGACGACAAAGGCCTCACCAAGATAGACTGGATGACTATACGCAAGCCCGATCACCTTGTGCTTGCCCTTGTGTACTGGCGTGTGGCACTTGAACGTGTCTTTAGTGGCATTCACAGTAATGTAGTAGAGACTCCTGTGCTGAACAAACCGACAGTCCCGACTGTTGTTGATGGCAAAATACCGATCGATATAGATGTTAGCGCAAGCCTGGAACGGGCGCGGACCTTGCACGTTTAGTACTTATTTGTTATGGTACGTAAAACAACGTAAGCAGAAAAGCAGCGAGCACGCTAACTTATGCAAATTGACACGCTTATCCGTACACCTTACCACCAAATGCCAATCACTATCGTGAACAAGGCTATGAGGCAGAAGGTATATCGTGACCTCTTTTGTATAGAGTGTAAGTGGCCATTGGCCCAGATCACCGATAAGATCGTGCTCGTGAGCGATGGAGGTATGCAGATTGAGGAGCTAATACCGAACAACTTCGGTATTGTTGAGACGCACTGTGGAAACCACAGATGTAAGCAATTTTATAGAATGGAGTTTGCGGTATGACAGATAACGAATTGACAGACGATGAGATCACCGGTGGTACCTTTAACGGGCTAGGGCTAAAGGTAAAAAGGGATACGACTACGATTCATCCCCTTAATAACCATTGCCTAATAGAAGTCCTAGACGACTACGAAGGTGTGATACGTAATACCGAGAATGAGAATATGCAAAAAGGGAAACTATTAGGTTGCCATTTTGTTCCTTTTCACTTGACAGCTTCAACTGGGTTTGATTTATCCCAGTATACGATGTCTGAAGTTAGAGACGACGTTGAAAAGAGTCTCGGCAAGACCGTCTACTGGCAAGAATACGCCGACGCAGGTAGTAAGTTCACTGTCGATGGCAAGAAGTACGTGCTTGTGCCTTTCTACAGATTGATCGGGTTTGAGGGATGACCGTCGAAGAACTGAAGGCCGAGTATCACAAGATAGACGCTGATAGCCGTAAATGGTTGTCCAAGGTCAACAGCATAAGGGACTACGAGTCGAACGCACACGCTACGATCATGATGAACGCGCACTCACAGATTAAGAATCATATACTGATGACCATTGGTAAGAAGATCGTAGAAGAAAAAACAGATAAGGAGTAGCTATGACCAAAGACACCAAACCCACAGGCAAACAGTTCAGCCTAACCCCAATAGAAACCCAGCTCTTGCGCGTGACTCAGCAGAACTTTCAGACTGTTCTGAGCAATGAGATGGCTATGATCGCGGTACAGCGTTTGGCCTACCCCGTGAGCGAATACACTCGTTTTATGTTCAGTTCAGACATGACTGAGGTGACCATTAGCGAGGACGAACCTGTCGAGGATAAGGAAGAAACTGGAGTTATCGGTGATTAATGTAGAAGAAACGGAACATGATGTGACGATCACCTATACCCGTGCGGATGGTACTGGTAGTCACCAACGGTTTAACAAGTGGGACTTAACAGATAAGTCACCCAAAGCAGTTGATAAGAATGCAGCTAAGGCCTTACGTAAACTAGCAGATAGAATTGAAGGAGCTACAACTAATGTCTAGTTCAGGTATTCCCCCCCGAGAAGTCAAAGACCTCCAATACGGCCTGGACGCCCGCGCCACAGTCCTAGCCGGTGTAACCAAAGGCTACGAAGCCGTAAGTTCAACGTATGGCCCTAGTGGTCAGAACGTCCTCCAAGGCATGCCGTTCGGTGATCCAGTCCTAACAAGAGACGGTGTAACCGTTGCCAAGCGTGTAGTACTAGAAAACCGCGCCGAAAACGATGCCTGGTCTGTCGTCCGTCAAGCTAGTGAGAAGACCAACAAGACTGCTGGAGATGGCACAACTGCCACTGTAGTATTGGCCTACAATCTCTATAAAGCCGCACACCAACGCGTTGTAGCCGGTGAAAATCCGATGAAACTCAAAGCTCAGATGGCTGAAGATAGCCGCAAGGTGATCGAGTTTATCAAATCTAAGAGCGTAAAAGCTGATAAACACCTATTAGAAGTAGCCACGGTGAGCTCTGGTGACCCAAACATTGGTGCGTTAGTCTCAGATGTTATGCAGGAAATTGGCCTCAACGGTGGCATTACTATCCGTGAGCAGAACTACCCAACAATTGACGTTGAAAAGATCAACGGTTATTACTTCGACCGAGGCTTTTTCGCCCTAAATCAACAGATCGAGTGGGCAAAACCTCACATTCTAGTCACCCAAAAGCCCCTGACGGCTGCGAGTGACGTACTGCCTCTTATCCAGATGATCAACCAACAGACTGAGAAGAAGTTGGTGGTTATCGGTGAGGTTCGGGGTGAGGCACTACAGATTCTACTTGCCAACACTATGGCGCAGGCAGATAGTCAGGGTCGTCCAGTCCCATTTGAAGGTGTTGTCGTCCCTCCACCGATGTATGGTGAGGAATCCAAGCTATTCATGGAAGACATTGCCATCTATACCGGTGCTAAAGTATTAACTGATGCAGAGACCACGATCAGTGAGAGCCATTTGGGCAGTGCAGAAAGAGTTCAGGTTTCCCAAGAACGCGCAATCGTATTCAAGGGCAAAGGAAACGCTGAGGCTATTAGCTCACGGGCCGCTGAGATCAAGAAGAACATCGACAAAGAGACTAACTCGCACGCCAAGGACCAGCTAGAGCAGCGTTACAGCAAGCTCGTTGGTAAGATCGCCATTGTAAACGTTGGCGCCTCTACTCAGACAGAGATGGAAGAGCTACGCTTCCGTGTCGAGGATGCTATTGAGGCTACTAAGAGTGCTATGGCTGATGGTGTGTTACCTGGTGGTGCCACGGCATTAGTACACGTAGCTTACCTAACAAACCCCACGACCGGACCCGATAACAAGAATGTCTTTGGTGGTATATACCCGCGGCCTGCGATTGATACGCTGTTTAGAGAGGCTCTACTCGACACCTTTAAAAAGCTTTACGACAATGCTGGTGAATCACCTGACTACAGGGTTAAGCAGATACAGGCTAGTAAATTTGGTATGGGATTCAACCTCCGCAACATGACCGAAGAGCCCATAGACCTAGCCAAGGCAGGCATATGGGACGCCACTCGTGCAGTCGTACAGACCATTGAGAATGCAACGAGCGCTGCAGGTGCTCTCCTAACTGTAGGGGCGTTGGTGACGCCACGAGATGAAGAAGACGCTTAGAAAACGACTTGGTGTCTGGATGATCGCTAAGGGTATTCGCTTGGCCGGTCAACAACAAACTGAGGTGAGCAAGACTGATATCAAAAAAGCGATTGGTAAGCCCACAAGTGCAGTTGTGGAAGCACCACTCGAAGCAAAACGTTGGAAAGAGGTGCAGCACGGTAACGTTATCGTAGCTGAGCCAGACATCATGAAACAGTTTAGGAGGGAACGTGAGCAAATGTGAGCTTTGCAGCAACGAAGGATCTAAGAGCACGATTGTGAATGCAAAGTACTACCGTTCGATATGCGACGGTTGCTACGATTCGCTACTCACTGGGAACAGCGTTAGTAGTGGCCACGCTGATTATGAACGTGGTCGTGATGCCGAGGACCATGAAGCTGATATCATGCAGCCACTAGGCCCTGGGGGCATTCCATCTGCTGAGTTCATTAAGCTCTATCCCGACACAGCTAAAAAGATCTTCACACGGGAGGAGATAAGTAGAGCGATTCGTGCGTAATGTGTTTTCACCTCTAGTCATTCTTGCTTGTGCTATAATCCACGGTAATGGCACGAACTAAAAAACAACCTGCTGATACGCCGCTAATTTTCGATTTGTCCTTAAACGATGTAACACTTGCCGGTATGGTGAAGCGCCGTGCAGCCGAGGCACAGAGTAAGTGGAACGAGCTGTATGACCTCACTAAAATTCGTGAGGATAACAAGAAGTTGGCTGATGCCAAGAGCGCAGTCACTAAATACCGTGACGAACGTTTTCAGGATATATATAGCGATAACGTCATCTTTAAGGCAAAGCGTACCTTGTTGTCCTTCGTTAGCGCCCGTATTACCCAACCAGAAGTGACGCCACATGACTACACATCTCTGTCGTACCAGTTTGCTCAAGACTTTGAGAAGGTACTCTACCAAGTGGCTGACGCGGCTAACGCTAAGGCCAAGATTAAGCTTGCCTATAACGATCTGTTTGATGGCCAACGCATTGGTATCTTGAAGTGGGTCTACAGCGACTACAAAAAGAAGCTCGAGCTTGTGCACTGTGACCCTAAAGACGTCATCATCGGCAGTCGTTCCGGATGGCTAGAAGAGCCGGACTTTGTACAGCACAAGCAGAAGCGTACCGTCGCTAAGCTATTGCAGCAATTCCCGGACAAAACTGATGATATCTATCGAGAATGTGGCATTGACAAGGGCGTTCCGAGTCAGCTTGAGAAGGAAAAAGATATTACCGAAAACTGGATCTTCGTTGAGGATGAGGACACCACAAAGCTTGGGGTAATCTTCATGCTTGGTGACACCTTATTGGGTAAGATGAGCGACCCGAACTGGATTGACGGTGAAGAGAACTTCATAGATGAGCACATGATGCCATTCATTTTCTTTAACCACACCAACGACGGCAAGGGATGGATAGACAATACGAGCTTCATCGAGCAAGCTAAATACAACCAGCAACAGTACAACAAGCGTGGGGAGACGATTGCAGAGAACGCCAATTACGCCGGTATCGGTGTGCCAGTCTTCGGTAAAGATGCCATTAAGGAAGAAGCAGCCGCACAGGTGCAGTTCAATCCGACCCAGCGGCTCATGCTTGACATTGAAGACGTCGGCAAAGGCTTTACCACGTGGCAGGCAGGACAGCTACAACCATTTGTCTTCGAAGATAAAGCGAAGTTGGAAACCTCCATTTACGACACATTTGGTACGAATCTTGTGCAGAGTGGTACGGATACCAATACAAATACGCTTGGTGAGGCAGTCCTTATGCGTAACCAAGCTGAGGGTCGCCAGCAAGAGCTTATTGATGGCAATGATGCCGCTATGGACCGCTTTTACAAGATAGAAGCACAAATGCTGTACCGTTATGCTGATGAACCACTCTATTTCAATGTGCTCGGCGAGGATGGCCGTTTCGAACAGCTGGTTATTAGTCAGAAGAAAATTGCCGATAACTTAAAGGCCAAGATTAGTGTGAAGTCTGGCACAAACATGCCGATAGACCGTTCTCAGCGCATTGCTGTGGCAGTGCAACTTATGAACGCTAAACGAATTGGCACCAAGCGTCTTTACAAAGAGCTCGGTATTGAAGACCCGGATCAAGCTTACAAAGAGTTCTTACAGGAAAGTCTCATGCCGTTTGCTGATATGACGAAGGCCGACAAAGATCACGATAGCCGTGAAGCGCAAGAAGACCTCGATCTGGTAATTGGTGGAAAGCCCCCAATCGAACGAGAGGATATAGATGACGACTACATTGGCTATCTTACCGACTACCTGCTTAAACAATCGTACGAACAGCTGCCAACCGCAGCACAGCAGCGCGTTAGTAAATTTGTGGCAGATGTTATAGCCCAGGCGCAGCGTAAATCGATTAAACAGCAGACACAGCAACCAGTTGCACCGAACCCTGATACACAGATGCCTCCGGTACGACCAAATGTGTCTATTAGTGGCAAAGACTTACAACCTGATGTATTGGCACAGATGTTACAGAACCTTGGGTACCAACCGTCTGCACTGACACCACTCGAGATGGCCGCCGGATTTGCCACCCCACCACAAGAACGTATAAACGCGGCGCCGATTGCCAGTGGTCAACCAGCCCAACCAAGTAATCCAATAGGAGGATAGTATGCAACCAAACACTAACGGTGGCGATGGAGTCACCATGGGACCAACTGGCGAGGAGCCAGTCGAAAAAGCCGCGCCTATTCAGGGTGAAGTGAGCGCCAACCAGGCCGAGCTAGAAAGTAAGATCGAACAAGAGCTTGGCTTACCTCATGTAGAAGCTAAGACAGAGAAGAAAACCGATGGACTACCAGAGGATACTGGGAGTGACGATGCAGGCGATACAACAGCAGGAGAACCAGGCAACCCAGAACAGCAAGAAGATGATGAAGATACTCAAGAAGAGCTGGAAGAACCGACCAAGACATTAGAACCATCTACTCCGTCCGATGAGGAGCTGTTTATCGAAGTCGAAGACGCTGAAGGTGTAACCCACAAGATTAGCAAAATCGAGGATCTTCCAGAAGACTTTAGCCCGAAGAACAACAGGCAAATTCTGCAGATTGTCTCTCAGCTTAATAAGCTTGAAACGCAAATGGAACAGCGCGAGATCGCCCGCCAGGAAGCTGCTGATAAGGCCGAAACTGTCGCAGCACAGCAGGCTCAGTTCAGCGCCTGGGACAATGAAATCGAAGAGCTACACAAGCAGAAGCGTATTGATCCGAGCGATGTCGAGCGTGTCAATAAGGTGTTCGAACACATCGCTACGATCAACAAAGCCCGTGGAAAAGCGGGAAACCCGAACCTTATAACCAGTTTTGAAGACGGTTTGGATAAGTTCGAGATCGTCGAAGCCAAGAACAAGGCAGATGAAGAAAAGAAAAAGGAGAATGACAGGGCGAAGCTGAAGTCTAGTCTTATCGGTGGGAGTACGTCTACCGGTGGTGGCTCAGGCCAGCGCTATTACTCTGGTCGTTACCGCAGCATGGATGACGTGCCCGTATAGTATTTGCATAGCTGTATAGACTGTGTTATATTCACGATATAAAGACCTCATAGGTTAACACCTGTGAGGTTTTTGCGTATATAATATTTGACATAATGAAAAGGATATTGTGTGGATTATACACAGATCATAACTACTACGGCACAAAAAGTTGCGCCATTTGTAGTTGACGCAGTACACGGTTCATCTGTCCTAGCAGCTCGTGTGTTGGCCAATCCCAAGACATGGGCTATGGGTCAATATGAGCAAAACCCGATCCAGGTTGCAGAAAGCACCACCGGTGGTGACTTCACTGGACTTGGTAACTTTGACACCTCAGACGTGTCTACAGATGTCAACCTGCAATGGTTGACCAAGGGTTACTACCAGAACGTAACTATCCCGATTCCACTGATCTCTCTGAACAACACTGAGGCAGGAATCATTGCGCTTACCAAGCGTAAGATGGATGTTGCTAAGACGGCCATTATGAGCCAGCTTGGCTCACGTCTGTACGGTCTTGGTACTGGTGACGCCATCGAAGGCCTCCAGCTGATGACCGACGCTGGTACCTACAGTTCAACATATGGTGGCCAATCGCGCACTACATACGGTCCATACATTAACGGCCAGGTAACTGGTGCGACAGGTGGTATCATTAGCTTCCAAGCGCTGGGTTCACAGATTGACCTTTGTTCTACCGCTTCTGAGTCATCCGACGCTACTAACCTCATCTTGACTACTAAGTCAATCTGGGGCCTCATTGAGACGATTGTTGAGGCCAAGAACCGTGGTAACTACACCGTTATGGGTGGCTACAACAAAGTTACTCCATACACTGATATGGGCAGTGCGGTACGTCCAGACCAATTCCCAGTTGGTGGCATTGGTTTCGACAGCTACTACTTCCGTGGTATCCCAGTGGTGAAGGACGACAAGTGTCCTGCCGGTCTGGTTTACACTCTGAACGAAAACTATCTGAAGTTCATAACATTGCCACTCGTTGGCCTCAAGACCGTTTCGATGGTTCCACAGGTTTACCGTGGCGTGTACAGCCAAGCCGGTGAACAAGGTACCGCTGATCAAACTCCTGAGAAAGCTACGGCCTTCCAGATCACTGACGAGCGTATGCCAACCAACCAGCTTGGTTACGTGCAACAGATTGTTACCTATGGTAACTTCGCTAATTACAACCCTAAGCGTTCCGGCGTATACGGCACTGTCGCTCTGCCCGTAACAACCGTCTAAGAAAGGAGACTGAAGATATGGCATTTACAGGTCCAATGCAACTCAGCACCCAAGATGTTTATAAAGTGTCGACCACGAAGCTTATGCCTCTGGGCACACAGGGTGCGACTCGAGACGGCCGTTTGTTCCGTTATGGTCTTGCTGGTGCAGTAACACTTGCTCCAGGTAAGATTAACCAGATTGCAGCTGTTGTCGCCAACCACCAAAACATTGCCGTGCAGTCCGCTGCAGCTGTCGGTGACACCGTATTGAACGTGACACTAGGTGCAACAGCCACAACCGCTAACCAATACGATGATGGTTATGTAATCGGCTATGACGCGTCTGGCGTTGGCCAAACATTACGCATCGCGGGCACTCCAGTCTTGGCTCTAAGCACTTCCGGACCATTCCAACTTGGCGATCCGGTTGCCACCGCTATGACTACGTCAGCTAAGGTTAACCTCGAGCAGAACATGTGGTCGAACGCTCTGGTGTATGCTACCGGTGCAACAACCTTGCTTTGTAACGGTGTTGTCAACGTATCGCTGCCTGCTGCCAACTACGGTTGGTTCCAGACTCGTGGTACTGCCGCAGTGCTAACGAACGGTACAATCGCTGCTGGTTCAGGTGTAATCCCTGGCCAAACAACCGCTGGTTCCGTGGACATTGAAGCTGCCGGTACAATCACGCAGCGCATCGGATTCCAGCAACAGACTGGTACAAGCACTAAGTACTCAACGACATATCTAACGATTGACTAATAGGAGAAAATCATGGCATTACTTGCAGAAGATTTCTTCAATAGCATCTTTAAGTCAACCGGCTTTCGCTTCGGCAAAGGTTTCGGATATGGAACAGGCTCTGGTGTTGGTGGTGCGGTCACGCAGGCGACCAACCGTACCACAGGTGTGACACTTAACACCGTCACCGGTACGATTACCACAAACAACGCTTCACTAGCTGCCGAAGCAGCTGCTGTATTTACTGTGACTAATAGCCAGGTAGCAGCAACTGATACAGTGGTAGTATCCATTCAATCAGGTAGCAATGGTGGTAATACCGATATTACGGTGATCGCGGTTGCTGCTGGTTCATTTAACATCCAGGTCGCTAACAACAATGCTGCCGCAGGTACGGCCGAAACCGGTGCGATTCTGATAAACTTCGCAGTCATTAAGGGTTCAGCAACATAGGGAGGACAATATATGAGTGATACACATCCGAATGCTTTTCGGGTAGAAGCAGCTGAAAAACGCGCACAAGCTACTCAGCTAAACGCCGAAGCTAAGGCTCTGGAAGACCAGGCAGACACGTTAGAATTTCCGGACGGTAAACCAAAGGAAAACGCTGAAGGTGACTCCAAGGACAGATCAGAACCTGAAAAGAAGAAGCTTTTCAGTAAGTAAATTGTTCGCCCTTACAAAACCGGCTCCTTGCATACGAGCCGGTTTTGTTATAACTTATGCTTATAACTAAGGAGTCGTATGCAACCAGAACCAATCATTGATGAACAAGGGTTCATCGCTAAATATTGGCACCCAAACACTGAGGTAGTGACAGTCATCAACCCGACGAGTGACGATTACATATTTAAGGCTACTGTGGACGCCGGTGTTGACATGAAGACTGGACGACCACGACCTGAGATGCGCGAATACAGGGTACCAAAGGGCGGAAGCGAACGTTTCCCTGGTTCGATCGCGAACATGTATCTTGACCAAATGAGCCGACAACTGGCCCAAAAAGACAACAGATTGGACCGTATGGTTGACTTCTCTGAGCGGGCCAAGTACTATGACCAGCTTACCGCCGATACGGAAGACTTAATTGCCGCGTACACACCTAATCCTGCCTACACTGATGACAACCACAGTGTTAAAGAGGAAAAGAAAGAGGAAGTACCATTCTCTGGTGCGAGACGACCTGGACGACCACCTAAGGTAGCACCGCTTACTTAACATGAGTAAGCTTGCTGATGCTACAAAACAGGTTGAGGCCGCTACCCGTGACCTAAAACGCGAGCAGCAAGAGTGGAACGTCAGGAAAGCGGATTTGCAGCGGGATAATCTCCAACTTAAGACCAAAAATCGTGCTCTAGAGCACAAGAATGCTGCTCTTGAGGAGAAGATAGTACACACTGAAGAGCTTATCGCTGATGCCGGGCGTCGTTATGGGCTCATCCAGGCCAAAGTAACGGAGATAGAGGCAAAGCTCGATGAGGTAGAGACCAGACACGCCGATAAGACACTCGAACTCGCCGACCTGTATGAGGAAGTCAAAAAGCGTAAGCTAACCATTGATAGTGAGCTAGAGGCGTATTCGGTCGAACGTAAGTCTGCGATTAAAGACGACATATTAGCTACCAATCAAGAACTTATAGACAATCGGACCGAATTGAAAGTAATACGTACTCAGATCGATGACAGTCGGCTGGAACTTGCGACGCTCAATCAGGCCGCCGTTCAGGAGCAGGAAGAGCAAAAGATTAGAAAAGTCACCATTGATGAGGATTTGGTTGCTAAACAGGCAGAGCTTGATGAACTACAACGCCAAGCTGATGATGTCACGGCTTCTATAAAAAAAGCGCTCTTTGAACGTGATAACGCCCTCCTAGCAACGGCTAAGGCTCGAGAGGAACATAATAAGTTTGTGGCTTACGAATCAAAGGCCCGTAAAATACTAGATGCGAAAGACCGTGAATTGGTTGAGCGCTCGAGTAACATAGCCCAGGAAAGCCAGCTCCTAAAGAATAGACGAACCTTTTTGCCTTCTTTGTAGTAAAATGGTGACAAATGGCAACTGACCGCGCCCGACATGATGTCAACCTAAATCCTACACTCGTAGCGGTATCTAGTGTTGATGGAGAAACACCGGTAAGCCTGTGGGCAGACCCGGTAACCCATGCCCTTCCTATTAGTGCATCTATATCTGGTGCAGACGGCGCTATTGTAGATGGCAGTAACGCCACGATTAGAGCGACTGTCCTCAGCCTTACCAACTCTAAGCCGTTGACAGTGGCCATTACTGATACGAGTGGTAACCAAATAAGCTCGTTCGGGGGTGGAACGCAGTATACCGATGGTGGCACACCACCTGCTAATCCCGTTGGTGGCACAATAGAGTGGAACGAAGGGGGTACATGGAGAACTGTATCTACCGCTAAACCGTTGCCGGTTACACTGAGCAACGCCTCTGTTGCGGTGACAGGTACATTTTTTCAGGCCACTCAACCGATAAGCGCTTCCACTCTTCCACTTCCTACTGGAGCAGCTACTTCGGCAAACCAGACGACCGAGTTGTCTTCTCTAGCAACTATCGCCACCAACACGACTCAGATACCGAGTGTCCCTTCTACAAACAACTCATCTACAGCGACATTATTGTCGGGAGCTGTATTTACGGGTACGGGTGATGACTGCATAAACTATTCAGAGATGCGCGTTACTGTCTTTGCCAACGTTGCAAGTGCGACAGACGGTTTGAGCCTACAGCAGTCCGAAGATAACACGAACTGGGATGTGACTGATACTTACACCATACCCGCAATGTCGGCTGGACAGGCAAAGACGTATGTTGTGCCGCGCCAGGCACGATATTTCCGCGTAGTATATACCAACGGTGGCACGAACCAGACCACATTTAGACTACAGACGATTCTTAACCGAACCGGTACCGCACCGAGCTCGCAGCGTGCTGGTGATGCCTACACAAACGAAACAGACCTTGTACAACAGCAATCTTTCCTCATGGGATACAACGGTACGACGTGGGATAGATTGCGCACCACAGGGACTGGTGTACTTACTACTAGCACCGTACTCACTACAGGAGCCGCGACGATAGGTGCCATCTCAAATACAACATTCGCCGCCACCCAGTCGGGGAACTGGACCTCCCGCATAGTTGGTAATGCTGGGGCGACGTTGGACAGCACCGTTGGTGCAGGCACTGCTCCTACCAACCAGCAGGTCGTAGGAGCGTTGTATAACTCCACCGAGATATCTCCGACCACGGGACAAGCGTTTGCGCTACAGGCTGACTCAAAAGGGCGTTTGAGGAACGTCATAATGGACGCCGCCGGCAACACAAGAGGAGCAAACGTTACCGCCAGTAACGCGTTGGTAGTCGATGGGTCAGCGGTTACGCAACCGGTTAGTCTCACGTCGACCACGATAACCTCTATTGTGCCGGCAACTGGAGCAACAAACCTCGGGAAATCAGAAGACGCTGCCGCAGCGTCTGGCGACACGGGTGTGTTTGTACTTGGCGTGCGCAATGATACTATTGCAACTACAACGTCTAACGACGGCGATTACTCTCAGCTGTCTGTCGACATGCAGGGACGCCTGCTAACGAGGTGCACCGGGTTTGCAGACCTAAACACGGGCACAAGTCTAACGAACGCCAATGGTATCTTCTCTCTGATACGCGACGCTGCCGGTAATGCTAGAGGAGCGAATGTTACTGCGGCTAACGCCTTAGTGGTTGATGGATCAGCCACCACACAGCCTGTGTCTGTCGCTCAGTCCACGAATTCAACATCATCGGCCTATGAGACAAACCGCGTTGCTAAGGCGAGCGCAGGTACGCTCTGGGGATTCAGCGGCTATAATTCGAGGACGTCCAGTCAGTTTATACAGATACACAACACCACAAGCCTCCCAGCAGACACAGCTGTTCCCGTATTTGTAATGATCGTGCCTGCCTCATCGAACTTTGCTGTCGATTTTGGAACGCACGGTAGGGCGTTTACAACAGGTATAACCTTCTGCAACTCATCAACGGGCCCAACTAAGACAATTGGTAGTGCAGACTGCTGGTTCGATATTCAATACACATAGGAGACATATGGCAACGGAAAATAACCCACCACTTAAGTCAACGCAGGTCTATTCCACGAGTAACGTTACACCGTTGCGCACTATAGACCCAACAACGATCACAACTGCTAACGCCATAAATGTTCTGGCCACTCTCGTAGCCGACTTACGAGCTGCTGGTATTCTCCAGTAGAAGCTATACAATACACGTAGAGGGGTCTTTTAAAGAAAGGCTCTATTCATGTCAACCGTTAGATGGGGAGATATCCCTATTAATTTCCCATGGCCAGCAAACACCGTGTTTCGCCGCAAGGCAGACGACTCAGACTGGGAAACAGTTACTATACCGGCAGTCGTGACGAGGGCGTTCTCTGCTCCGACGAGAACACTCAACAGTGCTTTTCAGATATCAACAACTCAGGATGCACAAGTAAGCTACTCTGTAGACATTGCGACCACAGTATCTCTGTCTGGAGGTGCCGTAGGTACACTGTATCTTCGCTATGCGGACGATAGCGGATTCACCACGAACGTTGTTGAGGTCGGTCGAACGGTGAATGGAAACACAGGTACGCTGGTCGTAGGTTTGACCCTCAATCAGACTGCTACGGCACAAGTTAATGGTATGATACCTTCGGGCAAATATGTCAAGCTTGTGACCGAGAATACTACCGGGACCCCTAGTTTCACTTGGAGATCTGGACAAGAGGTTTTAGTTTAGTAAACCACTGCTATACTAAGCTGGTCTCTCACATTTAGACCTCTCTGTGGGAGACAGAAACGTATGATACCAGTGGTGTAGAGAGGTCCGTGGAATGCGTGCCACTGGTATCACGCTCATGTTGCTGTTATAATCCGAGCTATACACCTCATAGGTCAGAAGCCTATGAGGTATTTTGCTTAAAAAAGGAATTATGGATGATTCACGTAACTGGAAATACAGCCGTTAACATACCTCCTTGCGCTGGTATATTGGTGCAGTGCAATGCGACCACGGCTTCTCAGACCTACACGATACTAGAGAACGACGGCACGTCGACTGTTGTTACGTCACCACTCGTCGGACAACAGTTCTTGTACTACGGCATAAAGAGCAGCTTGGCGATTCCGGCAACGTTTACCGCGTCGCAGGTTGGAGATTGCAGTATAAACATCTTAAGTAGGACGTTATCATAAAATGGCTAAGCTTCCAGCTAGGTGGGACCTACCAAACAGCAGTAGCACTGCGGGCCAAACAATTGGCGCTTTACTTCTCGAGAACGGTAGCTATCTGCTTCTAGAAGATGGTGTAAGCCACCTTCTGCTCGAAGGCGTTGTGTTCACACCTAAAGCGGCAACGCGATGGGACGTTCTATAGGCCATGGCTGACACAAAAACCACTGGCCTAACGAGTCGGGGTACCCCTGATAGGGCGAACGATATTCTCATGGTCGTCAACGGTTCGTCGAACTACCAATCGACAGTTAATAACGAACTGGGTATTACTGGTGCGCCGGTTGGCACAACGGATTCCCAAACACTTACGAACAAGGTTCTGACGTCACCGACCATATCCGGCCCTACACTCTCTGGAACGATTGCCGGTACATACACCATAGGTGGCACACCAACGTTTCCGGCTACAGTTGTACTAACGAGCGGCAACCAGACTATAAGCGGAACAAAAACCTTCTCCGGCTTAGTGGCGTCAACACCGACACTAACAAACGCAAGTATTACACAGGATTCAGTGGTCGGATTTACTACCGCCAACAACGGCACCGTCTATGGCGTCACAATAACCGGCGGCCAAATCGGTAGCACAGGGTTAGCTACAAATGCAGTACAAGGCAATCAGCTAGCCACAAATGCCATAACGCTTGGGTACGCACAGATAACTAGTAGCTTCGTGCTCAGTGCTTCACAGACAACGCCTACGCAGGTTACGGGCCTGACATCGACGGTAACTATACCTGCAGGAAACAGGAAAGTTAAAATCACAGCCTTCTGCGGGAACTTGGTACCCGCTGGTGGCGTCTGCAATCTGAGTATCTGGGACGGGACAGTAAACAGCGGAACACAGTTAAACTCGGCCAACAGCTGGAGCACCTCTGGCGGTGGAGTAGTAGCTATTGCTGTTGTAACGCCAAGCGCTGGATCAAAGACATATAATGCTGGAACCGTGAACACTGGTTTGAACAACGTAACCGTCACTGCATCAACCACTCAGCCAGCTTTTATACTTGTTGAGGCAATATAATGCTAACGTTTACTGACCAAATCAATCTTTGCAAAGAGATTAGTAATCTTTCTGACGCCACAAGTGTTATCAATTTCAAGCGTGATGTAAACGCTGGCACCGCTCGCTTTTTATCTAAGCTTAGTCGTCCTGTAGATCGCCAGAGTCGTTTTACGGGGTCTGTTGCTAACCAGCAGTACTACCAGTACCCAGAAGATGCTATACGACCTTCACAGGTGATTTATCTGACAGGAACGAACATTTGGATACCACTTATAGAAGTTGGCGACGAAAGAACGTGGCGTCGGATGAACCAATATCCACAAACTAGCTCGCAGCCAACACATTTCTTCGTGAGAGGTGGAGATGAGGTTGGCATCTACCCTATTCCATCTAATACGACGGCAGACGGTATAGAAATGGTCTTCGAACCACGGCACGTGCTTTTAACGGCCGATGACTATACGACCGGTACTTTAGCCATTACAAGCGGCCAAAATACGATTACCGGTACTGGTACTACCTTTACCTCAACAATGGCCAATGGAAGTTACGTTTTACAAGTTACAGATGGGACAGATGGCCGTTATTACAAGGTTAGCGCCTATTCTAGCTCAACGAGTCTAACGATTGAGAACTATTACCAAGGAATCACGACTGTTTCTGCGACATACCGAATTGGTCAAGTCAGCAATATCCCCGAAGAATATCAGGAAGCACCGGTGGACTACGCTATGTATCGTCACCACTTAGGTAAGGGGGAGCTGGAAAAGGCTAACGAGTTCAAATCTCTCTGGGAGGGAAGCCTCGAAGACTGTGAGAGCACGTATGGCATGAGCACGAGTAATCAGATCGTTCTCGACAGCAGGATGCTCGGTGCAATGACGCCTAATCCTCTCTTGGACAGCTATTACAACCAGATTAGGACATAGATGGCCAGCAGAGGGAACGACACTGATTTCGTAGGCCTGCCAAGCTTCATAGGTGGTGAGAGCCAGGACAGTAAGTTCGGCACGAAGTACCAGTACGACTATGGACGTCATATTGACGTCCGCAAAAAGGCGTCTGGTTTTAGCGTTTTGCCAGGTACCTCTAAAGCATCGGGGGGTGTTGTCACTGACCTTGTGCAGGATATGACGCAGATACCTAACGGAAATCGTTACGCCCTTGGCGATAGTGGAAATGTATATTTAGTAAGCACGGCTGGTGTGTGGAGTAAGATTGGTAACATTGGCCAAAACGGTGGTGCCGGTATTCTTTATCGCCCCGACAATGACTGTATCTACATTACGGGCCAGACGAAGATTGCTCGCATTAAATCTGTTAGCACAACACCGTTTTTAGACGTAAACTGGTTTCAGTACGGTATATCTACTGCAACCACCTGCTCCAAGAGTGGAGGTACAGCTACATACACACTCCCACAGACAATAGGTGAGCAAGCTAGTGACATGCGCGCCTTTATAGCTGATATCGAGCCACTCATACGTATAGGTGTAAAACCTACAGTTGCCACCGGTAACTGGACATTGACCTTACACGATGACGCTAATAATCTTCTAGGGTCGGTAACTATTGCTGCTGCGAACCTTGTAGTGGGTCAGATAAACTATTTCACCTTTAACACGCCAGTTCGGCTGTATATATCTGTTAATAACTTTACTTCTAGCTCAAGCGGTGGTCGAACATACCATTTTCACTTAACATCAAGCGTAACAGGTGACAAGGTACAAACCACGACTGCTAATTCACTCGCAGATTGTGATATGGAGCTATGGGCCAATGCATTAGTGCAACCAAACAACGGCCTACACCCAATATATTCATTCGCTCAGTTCACGTTATTTGGCAATGAGAAGTACGTGGCCGCTTACGAACCATTACAGGACCAGCCCACCACATCGGACTTCCAACGTCATCGTCTAACGTTTCCGTCAGGTTACGAGACGAACGGAATTGCCCAATTAGATTTGTACGCTGCCATAACAGCTGAGCAACGCTCTACGAACACTACACAAGACTACCAGAGTGGCAAGATGTTCCTGTGGGATGCTATTCAGACGACATATAACCGTTACTACGATATTCCTGAGGGGAGCCCAGAAGGTATATTCAGCCACAAGAACGTCATATCGTTTATAGCTGGTGGGGCGCTCTATCAGTCTAGTGGTGGCCAGCCTATCAAAGTTAGGACGATACGCAACACAGACAGCGAATTCTCCAACATAGCCGACTCTACCCACCTCTACCCACACATGATGACCGTACGTCGAGGTATCTTGCTTATAGGGTATCCGAGTTTCACTACTAATCAACTTCTTGAACATGCCGTGTATGGGTATGGAACGCGGTCAAGCCAGTACCCACTCAGCTGGACCACAAGTTATACCATGTCGACGGGTAGCATTTTGAACAATGGTACGAACAATCTGCGCTTAGGCATGGTTAAGAACAATGGTGACACCCTATACATATCATGGCGTGATGACAGTACAGGTACCGCGACATACGGCGTTGACGTGGTAAACAATAGCTCCGCACCAGCAAGCGATTTCCAAGTGCATATGCTACATTTCGACCAAGACGCGCCGTATAAGGAGAAACTGGCTAAGAAGGCGCTCGCCGTCTTCGACACCCTCCCTGACGATAAAAGTGTGTCACTACGTATGTGGTATCGTTTAAACAATGGAAGTCGCGTTTATTCTACTGATGATGGTACCCCTTATGTTACTTCTGGCAATGTTGTACAGATAAAAATTCCCCAACAATTTATAGATATGCAAATAGGTTTGGAGGGCACTATAACAGGTACGATTAGTCCCTTCTGTCACGGTATATACTTAGCCTTCGATCCAGAGACATTACGTAACGAGGTGAGCCAGTAATGGCAGAATTCTCTACACTTAAGCCTAATGAGTCTATCCCGTCTTCACCCGGTGTTGCTGCTGATGACGCTTTAGGCCTCACTAATCCTGACAGTATGCTAGCCGGTCAGCTGCGTGGTACACAGAACGTGGGTAGTGGTGGTACGCAGATAGACGCCGCAAACAACCGTATTGTGTTGGCCAACAACTCAGCGGTTACTAACGCCTCGGTTGGCGCAGGCATAGCCCTAGATGGCAACTCAAGCACGATTACCATTACTAACTCAGATGGTGCCAAGGTCGGCATGGGTCTTATACCTGGTTCGACGACTGACTTTGGGTTCTTCGTAGTCGACTCGAATGGAAACCTTGTTAGCAAGATCGTCGGCCCGACAATGTACGCCTACGACATCGCTAACGGTAAGGTGAACGTTATGCAGCTGCTGAAACTGCCGGATGGAAGTTACGGTTTTGCAGTAGCTAACACTGGACAAAATGTGTCCGCTGGCTTCTCATGATAACCAACCCTGGGGCTTTACACCTCGCTGTACCTGTGAACAGGATTGACCAGATCATCGGAGTACATACCGGGGCGTTTATTATTAGCGCTCCAACCGCAGCGCCCGGTGGTTCACCAACCAATGCATCAGACAGCTTCACCACAGGTTTTGGAGACACCTGTTTGTTCCAGGGCATATTCTCTGTGGACGGAGGAGCGAGTTGGAATGATTTTGGGTCTTATAAACCTAATCTGACAACTCCCGCTCAACCAGTACTACAGACAGTCACGTGCAGGGGATGGGTAACTCCAGCTGGAGTGTTTACCGCTTACGCTGAGAATAACTACGATCTAGTCCATGGATCTGGTGTATCGTACGTAGTCCAATACAAGGTTGCGTTTCTGGCCAAGGACGATCAGGGCGCCATTACTCCACTCCCCAGAAGCGAGATTCTCAATTACAGTTCTTCCTTTAACTACCAGAAGATATACATAGGCAGTTCGTTTGCCAATGGTGGTGGCGCGACGACTATAGCGCATAACCTTGGTTACGTACCGAAGGTAAGGGCCTGGATAACGTCCTCTAGATCATCACCATTTCCAGCCAATAGCCTCTTGTCTTACGATTGGCCTGGTGGATCTAACTTTAACATCAAGGTTAACAGCACTAATGCTGTCTTCGACAGCATTAGTGGGTATGGTACCGCAAATATACTATATAGGATATATTTGGATAGCTAGATGATCATACCGAGTAAGCTTGCAGCAGCTAGTACCTTGGGAGGATTTAAAAACTATTTGTCAAGTAGTTTTTCAGTTAACGTGCCGACACAGAACGTTAATGCGGGTAACTTTATATCATTTACGGCGTCTACAGCGCTATCTAACACTAATTCCATATCTCAAGTTCAGATACAATATAATGGTCTGTCTACTGACTACTACATTATGAACGGGTCTGTGACTACTGTCTGGTCAGCTGGTGCCCTACAAGTGCAATCCTACTACTCCTTCACCCCCACAACCCTCTCCGTCTTCACTGTCCTGGTGAACCAGAGTGGGGGGGTGTTGAATGTACCCAACATCACCATAAACTGCCGGGGATTCTTGTTCTTAGCGCCGTTCTAGTAGCGAGGCTCGCTGAATAGACTGCAGCTGCCTTGATAATCAAAATAGTGGTAACCAATGGTCACACCGTCGCTACTGTGGAATGGATCAGTGTACTCTATCATGACAGGTGAAGTGAACAGCTTGTCGTAATCGTCGTAGTTATACCCCTCGGAGCCCAACATTTTGTTCACACAAATGAACTGTGCAGCGAGTTGGTCACCTGTTATTCCGTGGGATATTGCCAGGTTTGTTACATAATCTTTTAACTTTTGCTTGTTTTGGTCGGGTGTAGGTGCGGACGGGGCAGTCTGTTGTGCCTCTACAGGCGTCACAGGAGCCGCAGGAACCGTTTCAATGGGTTTTGACGTAGTTAGTGGGGTTTCACTAGTATCGGGCGTTGTAGAGGCTGATTTTACGTCAGAAGCGACTTTTGATGTCGACTTATGCGTATTAGTCGCAAAAACTGCGCCTGTCCCCAGTGAGAGGACTGTGAAAACGGTAATAATTAGGTAAATCCGTCTCATTTGTATCTATGATAGTATAAAAAATATAGGTTGTCAATAGCAAGTTGTGTCTGTGAACTGGTTCTTTATCCCGTACGAATATGACGAGCAATAGCTTGGTGCCCTCTGCACCTGTGGGACAGAAGTTACAGAAGAACAGTTCACATAGATGTGGAATGGGTCGTAAGTTGGGCAGTTCCCCGTATACGTTGTTTCTGGGCCCCTATTACTGCCCTTTAAATACCCGAGCTTGAATCCAGCATTTTCTCCAGCGCTATATGCCGATTTATAGATGTAGTATTTCGTTGTATAGAATGTTCCCGCGATCGTCGCCACCAAAACGAAAGTCGTGATTACGAAAAAGATTTTCTTCATTATTGTATAATATACCACTTAACAGATGACGAAGATTATTTGACAACTGCTTCTACCAACCTTTGTTTTGCTTCACCTCTGTTACGGACGTCGTAGAATCAGCATTGTGCGACATAACTACTTCAAATTACGGCTTTTCATGACATTGTCGCACAGTTTTACAAAGGCGTGGCCTGGATTGTTTGACTTACGTAAACAGTAGTCCAGGAGCTCTTCTATGTCTTTTTCACTCAGTTTTTGAACTATGAGCGCTACGAAACGGTGATCTAATGTGGAATCGTGTAGTTTTCTCTGTAACCTTTCAGTCTGTACCTCGATAATCGATTGAGCTAACGCAGCTTCCTTGATCATCGATTGTTTAGAGAGTGGGTGATTGCTGAAGTCCACTTGCTTTCTCTTTCTACCCGTGCTAGGATGAAGACATCTCTGTAGACATCCCCAAGGTAACACTTGGGGTTTTCTTTACACTTTTTATGCAACTGACGGATAGCACGTGTACTTAGGGCTCTCCGTGGGCTAGTCTGATTCTCTGTAGACTATACTTGCCTACATTTAATCACAAGTTAACGCACTGAACAAGTATTTTACCCCTGCAATCCTACTACTCCTTCACCCCCACAACCCTCTCCGTCTTCACTGTCCTGGTGAACCAGAGTGGGGGGGTGTTGGGGATTCTGTGGATAGCTAGTATAGTATGGATTATGACCCCTACAGCAAATCTTCCATCTGCTCAGGATGCCCTCACTACGCTCAACAGTTTCCAGCAACCAGACTCTGGGAGCCTCTTGTCCGCTGCTCAGCAAAAATATGGCGTTCAGGGCTTGCAAGACCGTGTTAACACCTACAAGACACTCACCAATAACCTAACTGGTGCTATATCTGCAGTAGACCCATCTGTCACCGGCCGTACGGCCGGTAGCCTTGTTACCGAAGGTCAACGCAGCGCGTTGGTTGATCGCGAGCGAACACCACTAGTCGGTCAGTTAGGCACGGCTCAACAGGGTGAGTCCGAGGCCAACAACGACTTAGGCAAAGCCGAAACCGATGTCAATAACGAGGTATCCTCTCAGAAACAGGATGCCCAGAATAAGTACAATCAGCTACTCCAAACCTACCAAATTGCTAACGAGCGCGAACAGAGCGCCGCCCAAGAAGCAGCGGACGCAGCGAAGCAGAAAGAGGCTATACGCGAGTTTGATGTTGGACAGGCTAATGATCTTGCCAAATCAGCCGCGGGCCGGGCAGCATCTGCTCCTAACCCAGCTGCTGGTTACAGCGTCAAACAGCTTACTAGCGGTAACAAGGCGTATACAGGACCGAATGGGCAGACTAACTTGTATCAGTATGCGTCGGCGATCGCAGGGGGTGATCCAAACGGCACTTATAATGAGATTTTGGGCCAACTTAAGACGGGTTCACCAACTGATAAGGCAGCTTTCAACAAGGTTGCGAAGATGTCAATGCCCGACGCAATCAATTACCTCAAAACGCATAATAGCTACATTTTTGATTAACTATGCCGACGTACGACCCATTCAATATCCGTGGTGGCACAACTGCCACAGCTACAAAGGGCAGTACCAGCTCGAACTTTATTGGGGGCACCCCAAAGTCTAATGTAGGCCGCACCTATGATCCATTTGGTATAAACCAAAGCACTTTGCATACACCAACTGCTTCAGCGACTAATAATAGCAGTCCAAAAAATCAAAATAATAAACCAGCAGGCTCGAGCCTATTCAGCAAAGTAAAGAACGTCGTTAAAGGGGCGGCTAGTGACGCCAAGACAACACTTGTAGATAAGCCTCTTAACACGTTAGCAGCTGGGGCTAGTGGCGTTATTGGTCTGGGTGAGGCTGGCGTACAGGCCGCCACGGGCAACAAGAAGGGCGCGAAGACAACGCTAACCGCCACACAGGAAGCGGCGAATCAATTCCTTGATAAGGGCGTAGGAGGTAAAGGGGGTTTTCTTAATTCCAAACAAGCCGCCTCTAGAGGAACCGGCGGTAAGGGTTACGTAAATGACTTTGTAAAACCAACTGCTCAAGGGGCGACTGATGTTTTGCCCTATGTCTTTCCAGCTGGTAAGGCAGCAAAGGGTGCAAGTCTGCTGGTCAGAGCTGGTAAGTCTGCTGCGAGTAATGCCCTAGTAAGCGGTGGAACTACTGCCGCCAATGAAGCAATCCAGGGTAATATAACTAAGGATGGTGGTAAAGAAATCGCAAAAAGCGTTGCATTAGGTGCCGCTCTTGGTGCTGGTGGATCTTTATTACATGGCGCAGCTAAAGAAGGCGTAGCACGCGTAAGCACTAAAGAGGCAAGCTCAGCGCTTAACAACGCCAAGACAAACACACTGCTGAACGCCGCAGATAAGAGTACCGAACCTGCTACTGTTTATAATCCGTCTAACCCAAAGGTGAAAGAGCTTGTGGAAGCTCGTCAAAATGAAGCTCAATCCCAGGCCGCACCCGACCAGGCTGCCGACAAACAGAGGGCAGACGCTGTGGCGACTGCTGAAAAGAACCAGGAACAAGGTAAAAAGGTAGATCGCCAGATTGAGCTCATCCAGGCAAAGGGTAAAGACAGTGAGACGGGATTAAGCAATGTTGATAAGACCAAACTGAACCACTTACAAGAGGATAAGCAACAGCTGGAAGACAATACCAAGCAGACTCTTGCCGCGACAGTGACACCTACTGAGCAAGCCGCTAGCCCTATCGAACACGTCGCCACTCCCGTACCTGATTCTTCCATTCCGAAAGAGGCACCTGAACCACAGCCACAACAGGATAGAGGAGTTAGTAAAGTTGCTCAGTCTGTTCAAGAAAAAGCAGTTGCACGAGGACTCAAGAATGACTTCGGCGGTCCAGGTGGATATGACAAGGTGACGATCGCCGACCAGGCGGCTAAAGCCACGAAGGTCGCCAATGACCGCCCACTACTAGATAGCATTATAAACGGTGATAAACCATTACCCGATGGCCTTCGTGCTACTGCTCTTATTAAAGCTGTTGAAGAACACCCTGTACTTGGGAAAGATCCAGAGCTTATTAATCGCTTGTCCCAAGCCGAACATTTAACTGGCGAATCTAGCCGGTCGGCACAAGAGTTACGATTGGCGGCTGAACGCTCACCTACAAGTCCTGTAGAGGCGGTGAGACAAGTACGACAGGCTAGAGCTGAGGCTGTTGAACGCAAGACTGGGAAGAGTGTAAGTAAAGCGACGAGCGACGAGCTTAAGGCCATCCGAGCTGCTAAAGCGACTGTTCCAAAGCCAACTAAAGAGACATTCGCGAGCTTCGTCGATTCATTGCGCTGCTAGTTTATTGATAGGCTATAGTGTATGATACAATTATGGAATTCATGCCAAAGGGCGTAAAAGGTTTTCAAAAAGGGCATCCTGTCCCTGAATCTGTTAGAAGGAGAGTTTCGGAAAGTCGAAAAGGTCATAAACAGTCGCCAGAGACGATAGCCAAAAGAGTCGCTAAGCTAAAAGGCAAAACTGGCCACGTGTGGACTGATGAACAACGTAAGGCGGCAAGATTGAGGGTCTTGGGTAGTAAACAGTCCCCTGAACTTATCGCTAAGCGTTTTGCGAGCAGAAGAGGTTACAGGCATTCAGAGGAAACAAGAAGTAGAATTGCTGAATCCCAGAAAGAAGAACGGTCTGCTCAATGGAAAGGTGATAAAGTTGGTTATCATGGTTTACATAGTTGGGTTTACAGGAAACTAGGTAGAGCCGAAATCTGTAGCAACTGTGACTCTACGATAAATGTCGAATGGTCTAACGTAAGCCACAGTTATAAAAGAGACGTTAATGATTGGCAACAACTATGTGCCAGATGTCATAGGGCTTATGATAAAGGGAGAAATGACATAAGACTTCTTTTTGGTGTAGTCTAAGATTATGCCCGCAGGGATTTGCCTTCCACCTAAAGTAGTCGATTCGTTCAAGCAAGCGCTTGTGAGCGGCAAGATAGTGCCCGAGAAGCTAGCTCAGATGACTAGCGAAGAGCGCCACAAATTGTTTAGTGATATCGTTGGTGAGGGGAATGCCCGATTTGTAAACTCAACTTTTGAAGCAAAAACCTTACTTAAGGACCAGCAGGCCGGGTATTTAAGATGGGCCAAGAAACTTGTAGGTGTAACGCCCGAAGTAAAACGCGATCTGATTACCCGCATCGGCAAACTTGACCATGTACTTAGCCCATCTGAAGAACGTAGCTTTTTGAAAGATTTGGCGGCCACAAAACTTGGTGTAGATGTTACTGCTGAAGAGGCGGCACATATTACCCAGCTAAGTAATAAACTCAAAGATCTGGCGGCTAAACAGAGATCCGATGGTACCTTTCCAACTGAGTCAGACCGTATGGCTTATGGTCGTGCTAAAGTGGGGTTCGGGTCACACTTGGCCGAGCTCAAGAACAATGCTAATAAACTGTCCATTAGTGAACAAGCTGCTCACCCGCTACGCGCCGCATCCAAAGTGGCAGGTCTCGCTAAATCGTTGAAGGCGAGCCTCGATAACTCTGCTGTATTCCGCCAAGGTTGGAAGACAATAGCAACAAATCCTTATATATGGCAAAAGAACGCTCGAAAATCATTTATAGACATTGCGAAACAGCTTGGCGGCAAAGACACCCTAAAGGAGGTACAGGCAGATATTGTCTCGCGTCCTAACTTTGACAAATACGAGAAAATGAAGCTGGCCGTTGGCAACGTAGAAGAGGAGTTCCCAAGTGGGCTACCTGAAAAAGTACCGGTACTCGGTCGGGCCTACAAGGCCTCTGAAGGGGCGTACACTGGATTTCTTTACCGCCAACGTGCTGATGTAGCTGATAAGATGCTCCAGATGGCCGAGAAGTCTGGGGTTGACATCACCGACAAGAAAGAGCTCGAAGCAATCGGTAAGCTGGTAAACTCCCTAACAGGCCGGGGAAACCTCGGCAGGCTTGAGGGAACAGCAGCGGATAGTTTAAACAACGTATTCTTCTCGGCTCGGTTTCTTAAAAGCAACATCGACACAATAACTGCTCACTCGTTCCAAAAGGGTGTTACACCATTCGTTCGTAAGCAAGCGGCACAGAACCTTGTTAAGATTGTTATGCTGAGTGCCGGTGTTATGGCAATAGCCAACTGGTTAAAACCTGGAAGCGCCGAACTAGATCCGCGGAGTAGTAACTTCGGCAAGGTAAAGGTTGGCCACACCACGTTTGACGTCACTGGTGGTATGGGATCAATAGCCACACTGGCTGCACGCATTCTTAAACAATCGAGCAAGAGTTCAACAACTGGAATCGTAAGTAAGCTCAACTCCGGATACGGGTCACAGACTGGCCTTGATGTCCTGAATAGCTTCTTTGACAATAAACTCTCTCCAGCAGCATCAATCGTTAAAGATCTAATCAAGCAACAGGACTTCAACGGTAATAAGCCAACCCTTAAAGGCGAGGCTAGTAACTTATTTACACCGCTACCCGTTACTAATGTTGCGGGTAATAACGATCCCCATAGCGCTAATAAGCTACTCATTTCCATAGCTGATGGTCTTGGTATAGCCGCAAGTACCACGAGTCCACAACGTAGTGCTGACCAGAACTTGGCTAATAGTAAGACTCAACAGGCCTTCAAGAAGGCAGTCGGTGACGTCAGCTTTAAACAGGCAAATGCTGACTATAACACCGAACTAAACGATTGGATGGCAGCACACCAGCAAGATCTCAATGCGTTGCCTCAGGACGAGCAGCAATCGACACTCACTGCGGTTAAAGGAAAGATTCAAGATAAAGTATATAAACAGTATAACTTTAAGCCACCTAAGCCACAGAAAGCTTCCGGTACCAAGAAGAGTTTACTGAGCTCAATACGGTAGTGCTATACTGCAAGCATAATCATATAACGAGGAACTCACTATGAACTCCAGTACTCTCGCCTCAGCTAAGAAAGCAGCGGCCCCAATCGTCGCCAAGAAGACCAAGAAAAAGGGTGACGTCGGTAAGAAGAATAATGGTACAACGACTGGTTTCGCAGCTGTTGCTAAAAAGGGCGCAGCCGAATACGGTAGCAAAGCAGCCGGCGACAAAGTAGCGGGTGCCGTATATGCCAAGATGAAGGCCTCAGGAAAGCTATAGACCGTGGACTTCTCAGCTTTCCTCTCCCAATGGATAGGTGGCCGAGTAGCTGATCCGTCGCTAGGTAGTAAGGGCATACCACAAGATAAATGGTATGAGAACGTCTCTCTAGTCAAAGACTATATTAGACGTTGCGTTGGTGTCGAACCCAACCAAGGCGAAACGGCCGAGCTGTACTGGACTAATACGACCGATCTACTCCTATCAAGGTTCCAAAAGTTCGTCACAAACGACGTCATGGAAAGCGACATCGTTATCATGCTCAGGGCGAGTGGTTACCACATAGGTCTTGGGACGGGACGCCAGAATACAATTCAGTTTGAGATTGTTGAGCAGGACGGCGAGAACCCAGACGGCACGGGACTCAATGACAACGCTGTACGCTACCGCTGGGTACGGAAGGCGAAGATCGTTGGCGTGCTACGTCCCATCAACAAACTTAAACATTATGAATACTCCTTTCCGTCTGCGGCCCTTAAGGTGCCGCTGCGCACACAGAAGTACTTTGTGCGTGGGTCTGTGCCGAGATTTTCTGCACCGCGTGACGCCAGCCAACATAAGAATGCTAAAGGTGTGCTAACGACCGGGAATTACTATGTCTTCAAGAGACTGGATGGGATGGTTAATATCAGCAAGATACAGAACGAGCCAGGGTTTTGGGTTAATCCTGCAGATAACAAAGAATATGCTACTATAAGCATATGAGCTATGAAATCGGCACCCATATCACCTTTAAGACGTCACCGGCGGAAAGTATAAGAACATATCTCCGCGAGGTTGGCGAACATATCATATTTGTAGTAGATCGGTCCAGCGATGCCACAACCACCACAGTTACAGCGTACTAGTGAAAATATAGGCGAAGAGTTAAACGCAATTAGGACCGGAAAGTCACGCGGGAAGTACAAAGCTCTCGACGCACTGTTATCGCCACCATATTCGTCCGACAGCTTACTTACCGTTGACTATGCACACACGATCTGTACTCCTGAATGCCCGAACAGACGCATGATACAGGATGTAACGCCGCCTACCGGTGAGCGTTTAGCTGTCGTCGAGCATCGCGTTAATGAGATAGACAAGGAATTTGACCGCCATCGGGAAGAGTCGATTAGGGCTAGCGCCCTATACGCTACAAAGGAAGAACTTTCTGCGGTTAAAGAACACGTTAGCAAACTTGATACACAGAGTACACTGAAGTCACTGGCGCTTATCTTCACCATTATTGGATTCCTTATATCCATGTCCTACAACATCGTGAATATTTATAAAGTGCTACACTTATGACCGTTTCACTAGTTGACCTGTATCATCAGTATCAAGGGACAGCTATACCTAGCTTTGATGGAAACCAAAAAAACAACGGACAGTGCGTTCAGTGGGCCCTCATGGTCCGCACCAAACGGGACGGTCTTCCGGTACGTTACGGGAACGCTATAGACTGGTGGACTAATCGCGGAAGCGATGTAGATCACTATGACTACATACCCCACGCTTTTGGTATATATCCAAAAACCGGTGACTATGTGGTGTGGGGTGCTGGCGTAGGATCACAGTTCGGCCATATTGACATTTGCGCCTTTGATGGCAACCCGGTTGGCTTTCTGGGATATGACTCAAATTGGCTAGATATTCCAAAACTCACCACTGTTCAACACGATTATTCATTAGGCATTTTGGGCTACATAAGATTAAAGGGGCAAGATATGTTCAACGAAGGAGACAGAGTTAACTTCAACAGCCGCGAGTATGGCCAGGACTTGGGGCTACATAAAGAGCTTGTGAGCCAACAGCTTTCCTACAAGGACGCAGTTGCAGCCGCCTGGAGCTCGTCTGAGTGGCGAGACAACGCAAGAGTAAATAAAGGTGACGTTGTAAACTACTTCCGTGCTCTAGTAGGCGTTGAGCCTGTAGACGCTGACTACGCGTTCCATGTTGGGCTAACGCATAAGCAGAGCGTCTATAATCTATTAGGGCGCGGAGACGTACAGAAACGGCTTGCGGCTGCAACTGGTGGCGATCCGAAGCTTATCGCCCTAGCGCAGGCATTAAAAGAATACCTGGGGAGTTAATATGTAACACCTCATGCCCATATCACAGACAACTTATTCCATATAACAAACTTTACAAGGAGAACAGTATGAACGACTATGTAACCAGTCTGATCCGAACGTATGTACCGGTCGCAGTAGGTGCTTTGGCAGCATGGTTAGAGCAAAAAGGCCTAAACCTTGACCCGAGCGCTACGGCAGGCCTTATGACCTTCCTAACGGCCCTTTCCACTGCTGTGTACTACTTAGTAGTGCGTTTGTTAGAGAAATACGCCTCACCGCGTTTTGGCTGGCTGCTTGGTTGGGCAAAATCGCCGACATATCCTGCTCCTACTAAGCAGTAGGAGCCAAGCATACCCCATATAGAGAAACCCCCTGTGCATTACCTGACGCAGGGGGTTTTCTAAACAAAGGGTTAAGAGGTATCGAGGACCAATTAACCTGGGGTGTAGTATACCGTTTTTTAATCTAAATGTCCAGGGTGTGCTATACTGCTTATGCATCATAAATGGGAGTCTTGTATGCGCAAAGTTACTATTAGTGTTCATAGGCGCACTGCGTCTAAAATCACTGTGAATGTACACAAGCCTAGTTATTTGGATTATATTCAATATTAGGGTATTATCTAAGGGCAGGACTCCCAAGCCTTGCTCTTAGATTGAGAACAGCTCAGCCGCATCCTGGGCTGTTTTCTTTTTATTGTGGTTGTGCTACAATGCCAACAGTCTTAGATCAGTAGTCAAACTATCTAAGGAAGTCGTGTAGCTTAAGATAGGCGCAAAAATAATCCAGTAAAAAAAGTAACGCCCCCTATGTGGTAGGAGGCGTTGAGATCAGTAGTCTCTTATATCCTACCATTCGGGGTTTGAAAGGTCAAGCCTGATGTCAACAGAATCTCTCAGTGAAACAGTTAAACATTACAGTGACAGTAATTTAAACATTAAAAACTACAGTGACAGTAAACACAGTAATATCACTGTAACAGACGTTTTTAAAAACTTAGTAGACGTAATCCCTAATGACGATTATATGCCTTACTACGTAAGTCGATTTAAACAACTAGGTTATACTAGATTTATGGAATTAGTCAACAAGGCTCGAAAGTCTGGGAATGATCCACAACGCTTGTTTTTTTGGATGCTTAAGAACAATGAGTTAGTGAGATGATAGACGAGATTATATCCCCAAGCTACATGGTGGGTGGTTGTGTTAGGGACGTACTTTTAGGTCGTGAACCCAAAGACTGGGATTTTGCCACGCCCCTGTTGCCAGATGAAGTGGAGGCAAAAGTACGGGCATCAGGTCGGAAAGCTCATATCACTGGCAAACGTTTCGGCACCATTGGCTTTAAGTTTGAAGATAAATTTGTCGAGGTGACCACTTTTAGGCACGAAAAATATGGTAAAACGCGTAAGCCAGAAGTTCAATTCGTTACTTCGATTAATGACGATCTTGCACGACGTGATTTTACTATTAACGCTATTGCCAAGAGAGGCACAAAGATCATTGATCCATTTAATGGACGTGAAGATTTACAAATGGGGCTTATCAAGACAGTCGGTAAGCCTACAGAACGATTCAATGAAGACCCGTTACGTATGCTTAGGGCGGTTCGGTTTCAGGCACAGCTTGGGTTTATTATTGAAGAATATACGCTCGCCTCGATAAACAAGAATGCACATAAGATTCTGAGCATCAGTCGCGAACGGTGGATGCAAGAACTTGATAAGCTGCTTGTCGCAGATTACGTGGTTCTAGCTCTTCACACACTATTCGCCACAGATCTTATCAAGTTTTTGTTACCCGAACTCCGTATCCAGATCGGGTATGATCAGAATAGTGATTGGCACGAATATAGTTTAGCTGAACACACTATAAAGACTATTGGGGCTACTCCCGCTAGTACCACTTTACGTTGGGCCGCCCTATTGCACGATATAGGTAAACCTTTCGTACGTACTGATAATAAGCGTGGAAGTAGCAACTACGTGTTCCACGATGTTGTTGGTGCTGAAATGATTTACGGTATTGGAAAGAGGCTTAAATGGTCCAATGAACGCTTACAGATGATGCAAGAGCTTGTCAGAAACCACCTAAGCGATGACAGCCCATTGCGTAATGCCGACAATTCAAGTAAACGTTTAGGAATAAAATTATGACCCATCCCCAAATCCTAGAGAAGGCAATACAAAAGGCTATTGATGGTGGATGGCGCTATGATTTGGGCAACGGGTGGGCAAGTTTTGGCGATCATGACTTCCGAGCACCCGTGGTAAACAACGACGGTGACATTGAACAGTATGATGGCGACGGCCACTGGATAACCCTTCCGAAAGAGTCCTTCATCTTCAACCACGAGTTTGCTAAGGCGCTGTGGGGCGATAACGTGTACTACACCACCTATCAAAACACGTGGGGAGGTAGGACAACTAAAGACGACCCTAATGCCATCAAAGGACATGCTAATGGATTACCTAAGTGGCAATATAGGCTTCAGCAGATGGTAATCGCCGACGATCCTGTCGCCTATTTGGGGGAGCATATATGATCGACAAAATCTTCTATAAAACCAAAGAAGTGGCAGACAGCCCTTGACAAAACCCCTCCCGCAGACTACACTGAGAGTACCATCTAAACAAAGGGTAAAATATGTATCAATCAGAGGAAAGGTTAACCGTAAGCGTATGAAGACTTACTTCGACACTTATATCAAACCGTTGAACGATGAGCTCCGTGTTCTCATTGCCGTCAGTGAAAAGGGCAATGTAGTTAGGAGGGTACGGGGATGAGTCTTCTACAACCCGCTTCAAACCAAACTGCCTACCTAAAAGCCGGTATTCTCGGTTTCCAAGGTTCTGGTAAAACATACACTGCCTCACGCTTAGCAACTGGCTTAGCTAAGATGAGTGGTAAGGCAAAACCAAGAGTCGCCTTCTTCGATACGGAAAAAGGTTCAGATTTTCTCGTCAAGTATTTCAATGACCAAGGTATACAATTCGATGTTGTCAAGTCACGCGCATTCTCGGACCTTTTAGAGTTCATTAAAGAGGTGCAACAAGAGCAGTATGACGTGGCCATCATCGACTCAGTGTCACATATCTGGCGAGATCTTACAGAGAGTTACCAGAACAAACTCCGACGTCAGAATGGCCTACTATTCCAGGACTGGTCCAAAGTGAAAGGTGAGTGGCGACGCTTTACCGATGCATTCATCAACAGCAACATTCACATGATCGTTCTAGGACGCGCTGGCTATGAGTACGACTTCGATACCGATGAATCTGGCAAAAAAGAGCTCATTAAGACCGGAACCAAGATGAAGGCAGAGGGTGAGTTCGGTTATGAATCAGACATCTTGCTGGAGATGGAGCGCATCAAGGACGGTAAGAAAACGATTAATCGTTGCTACGTCCTGAAGGACCGAACCGACACTATTGACGGCAAACAGATCGACTTCCCGAAGTTCGAAGACTTTAAAACAGTCATTGACTACCTGAATATCGGTGGTGAACACAAAGGCATAGATGTTGACCGCAATTCTGAGGATATGTTTGACGATCCAGACAAGTCCTATGCCAAAGAGCGTGAGATGCGTGAGATTGCCCTAGAAGAGCTGCAACAGGAGCTTGTGCTCAATGACCTTGCTGGAACGTCTTCGGCCACTCAGAAGCGTCGTGTGGAGCTCTTAATGGAAGTATTTGGGACATCTAGCAAAGCAGCAATCGAGGGGATGAGGTCACAACAGATTCGGGACGGCATTATGCAGATTCGGTCGATACTTGGAGAAGAGAGATCTAGAGAATTAACAAACCAGACTTCGTAAGCAAAACATTAATTCTTATACAGGGAAAACACTATGGCAAAACTAGAAACAATTGAACTAAATGGCAAGACCTATCGTGAGGTTGACCCCACCGCGACCGATATTCAACCAGCGGTCGATACCGACCACATTATCGTCATTGCGCAAAGAGGTTGGATTTTTGAAGGACACAAAGACAAGTCCGTTACTGATAAGATTCAGCTCCTGAATGCTAATGTAGTACGCTCGTGGTCAAACGGTAAAGGTATTGGTGGTTTGTGTAGTAAGGGTAACAAGTCTGATTACAAGCTCGATCCTGTTGGTGCCGTATCATTCCCGAATGAGGGCATAATTGCCGTAATCGATATTACGGAGTGGTAGATGAGCTACGTTCGAAACGCTAACACAGCAGACGAAGCTCAACCGATAACACTGCATCCAGCCGGCAACGGCTACGGCAACGGCTACGGCGACGGCTACGGCGACGGCTACGGCGACGGCTACGGCGACGGCTACGGCTACGGCTACGGCGACGGCTACGGCGACGGCTACGGCAACGGCTACGGCGACGGCTACGGCGACGGCGACGGCAACGGCTACGGCGACGGCTACGGCGACGGCTACGGCTACGGCGACGGCGGAATTCTGTAGTTATGAGGTGGAATCTCCGAAGATCTATCCTGGGAAAATCTATATACACAGCGGGGAATAAGACTGGCTACCAGATTAGTCCGAACGATATCTTCACGATTGTCTATAACTTCCAGGATATGACGTTCAGAGTAATACTCAGGAGAAACGATGGCGCAGAATAGAGCACAGAAGAAGCTAAACGTAGAGCACTACGTTCCAGCTCTCGAAGGTTTCGCAATAGATAATGACGTGGATCTGCAAGTATTCGGTGATGCAGGTATCCACTGGAGGTTATCAGGTGGGTGTGTCCTAGACTGTTGGCCTACTACCGGAAGATTCTGGATAAAAGAGTTACCACTTATCCGTTCAACGTCACACGTCATCGAACGCAAGGGCAAGCTGCCCTGGGACTATATGGAACTAGATAAGTTTTTGAGGAGACTATTTCTATGAGCACTGCGGAAGAGTTCTTAAGTGACCTTGTGAGAGATGTACTATCTGTAGCACCAATGGACCGCCAAAAGATCGTTAGAGGATACGCTAGACACCTCGAGGCGAGAGAAGTGTCGTGGGGGAAGCGCGCTAATGTATAAAAGATGGAAACAGTATCCAATAAAGAGATCTGTTCAGCTAAAACAAGAGACATTCGCTGACCTACTTGAAGCGGCTGACTCGAAAGGGATGAAGTACGGCACACTTATGAGAAAAATAATCGAGGAATGGTTAGAAAGGGGTGATGGGTAGAGATTATGACGAAGACTAGGTTATTCATCAGGCACTACGAGTACCCTCTCTTGTACACCTTAGTATGGCTACCATTAACAGTTGTTATTGTGCGGATGATATGGGGGAAAGTATGACACCTACTTACCAGCAACGACTAGAAGCGATTCTACGCGGTATGCGCTTTAGCACTAATTTTGATAGCGTCTTAGAGAAGACTGCCGCTGACGACAAGGTGTACGCAGAGACGGTAGCTGCTATTAATGCACTGAATGTGGACACCTCGAGGCACATTTGCACTCTGCCCCTCAACATCGTCAACATATCCCGTAAAGACCTCGGTACTCCTACAGATCGAGTAGTCATAACCGATGAACAGGGCAATAAATACGTAAAAGTAAGTAAATTGAACACTGTTGATGCAGTTGTTCGGAAGGTGTTGGAGGAGATATGATACAAATTAACAAAAAACTCTATAGCTGGGCCTCTATCATTGAGCCGAACACTGAAGCACAGGCCATCACGACAAGTAGTATGCCTTTCATATGGCATCACTATGCGTTAATGCCCGATGCTCATCTAGGTGCAGGAGCGACGGTCGGTTCGGTAATACCTACATTAGGAGCTATCATGCCTGCCGCCGTAGGTGTAGATATTGGTTGTGGAATGATAGCCATAAAAACCCAATTTACTAAAGAAGATTTAATACTTAGAGATTTAAAGACGCTACGCGAAAGCATCGAACGTTCCATCCCCCTATCCGCAGGTGCATACAATCTTGACATAAAAGAGACCGCTAAGTCTAAGATCACCGAGTTGGAGGCAAAGGCGGGCGACAGACTTAAATTCTACGATGGTTTCAAGAACGACTGGCGCGTACAACTTGGAACGTTGGGATCGGGCAATCATTTTATTGAGGTAAGTCTTGACGAGAAAGATAGCGTATGGCTGTTTCTACACTCTGGCAGTCGAGGTATAGGCAACAAGATAGCCACATATCATATCAAAATCGCCCAGGATTTGTGCAAACGTTGGTTCATACCACTACCTGACCCAGATTTAGCTTATCTTATAGACGGGACGAAAGAGTTTGGTAATTATATAACTGATCTGAATTGGGCCCAGCTCTTCGCGTTGCTTAATCGCGAAGAGATGATGGATAGACTTATTAACGATTTTGAGCATTGGATCGGTAGAAAAACTGAAGAACAAGAGAGGATCAATTGTCACCACAACTTCACGCTCAAAGAGCATCATTTCGGCAAAGATGTGTGGTTAAGCCGTAAGGGTGCTATACAGGCAGATGCTGGGCGGCTGGGGCTTATTCCTGGGTCCATGGGTACTGCTAGTTACGTCGTGGAAGGTTTGGGTAATCATCTGGCATTTGATAGTTCTCCGCATGGAGCAGGACGCGTTTATTCACGTTCTGTAGCACGCAGAAAGTTCACCTTTGATGATTTAGAAACGGCGATGGAAGGGATTGAGTACCGCAAAACAGATGCATTTCTTGACGAAATACCAGCGGCTTATAAGGATATCGACCAGGTGATGGAAGATGCAAAGGATTTGGTGAAGGTCAAACACACATTACACCAAATATTGAACGTAAAGGGGGATTAGTATGACAACCCCA